ATCTTGAGCACGTCATCCTTAAACAGATTATTAAGCTGTCTATTGATAGCACTAGGCTTGATATTAGGAAAGGCTATACGAAGATAAGCCAGTAGTGGACGCTTCTTGAATACAGTCATCTTACCATCTTCATTACGCTCCATGATACCGTCTTGCTTCATAACCATTAGTATCTTGTTTTGTATATCCTCAGGCGAGTCAACCTCATCTGTGAAATACGACTCAAGATACTTACGACTTGTTACATCTACCATTTTTTACCTCGCTGTTAGTTGTTTGTAGTACTATCTTTTTTAACTAAATGATATTGAGCATAGTGACGCTCTGTTTCATTTATAGCGTCCCATACCTCACTAATCCAATCAGCTAAATCCTGTCCGTCTTCATCATCAAAAACATGGTCAGGAATTGAGTTATCTAAGTTACTCATAGCTGTTTTTAGTTTAGTCCATACTGATTTGTTATTTACTTGCATTTTTTACCTCGCTGTACTAACTCACCCAGTGCTCTAGTTTTACCGTTTTTCATCTCAAGGATTACAGCTTTATTACCGTCTTCATCTTTATAAAGCTTGTACTGTAGCCCTAGAATATCTTTAATACCCTCGATATTGTCTTCACCAATACCCCCAAATTCTAAGATATTAATTAGTTTAAGTGCTGAATAGTCGGATAAACTTATTTTTAAGCTTGACCACACTGTATTCGGCTTATCTATGTGTTTAACTGTCTTCATTTTTACCTCGCTGTTAATTGTACTAGAACCCCGACACTTTACTGGTCAGGGGTTTCGACTATTGAAGTCTCGTCAGTAGTACTTATTGATGACTCATTACCCTTTCATTGTCAGGTACATCAGTCACTTTGGGCTGACCTCTTTTTAAGATAGCCTTACATCTTCTAGACAGAAGCTTATCGTCGAATGAGCCATAATAAAGCTCAGGATACTGCTCCTTTAAAGCTTCCAGTATTATGTCTTGCATAACCCAGCCTAGCCTAGTAGATAGTCTCTCCCAGTCTGCCCGTCTAAACCTAGCATACTGCGGTACTTTACCTAGCATAGGAAGTTTAGATTTAAAGAATGACATAAACTGACTACGTCTATTACATAGACCGTTATTGAATAGGTCATATACAAGCTTATTAGCTGTCCTAAAACGCTCTAGCTTCTTATTAGAGCCCTTAGCGTCAGGCACTTCACCACATCTCGGCACTCTAGCCCATAACAAGTCAACCATAGCGTCATAGCCACTAGTCTGCCTTAAGCCCCATGAGTACCCTATATAAGTAGTCATGCCTATACGTCTTTTTGTTTTATCTCTTAACATTTTTACCTCGCTTTTTTATTGTTAATATACTCTAGCACTGGAATAACTAGCATACCTGATAGACAGCCCAGCATGACCCACAAAGCCCATTCCCAGCTTCCAGTCACTAGGAAGCCTACGCCGTCACTTACCGTGTTAGCTAGACATCCTGAGACACACGCTAACACCTGAGGCGACGCTTTGTAGTTTGTAAAATAGGCGTCCATGTAGTGCTCAATGCTAGCTAGTGAGTAATAAATACCCACAGCTAGCAACACATTATCGACGTGACCCATTATTGTTATAATTGTCTCTTCAGTCATTATTTCCCCTCACTAACTCAGTTTCATTGTTAAGCTGTAAGTAGATACATTCCTGTTTCATCCTACGGCATAAAGTAACGGCGTGACGCTGTAGAAGTGTGTATGCAATGCCAACATTTTTATTCGATACATGAAATTCATATATCTTGATATCATCCTTGTAAATCTCATGGCTGTCGAACCAGAAACCCTCAGCTTGATATCTAGTAAAGCCAGTTATCTCAGACTCTTTATTGTCATTAATTCGGCTTTTATTGTGATAAGCTATTTTATCAATGAAATTATTATGGATGTGCATTAAGTCATCCCCGTCGTTGTCCTTCATTGGAAGATATAATTTAATTACTTGCATTTTTTACCTCGCATTAATTGTTAAATGTTACAGACGCCTATTGCTAGGCGTTTCGCTTATTAAAAGCTCATCAGTGTAACTTATCCCTCGCTTACGTTTACGGCTTGAGTGTCAATTATGACTTCCCCATTATGGTGGTCATAGGCTTGCTCTTCAGCTATTTTCTCAGCTTCAGCCTCGCTAGAAGCCTCAATATCGTAAAGGTTTTTTGTAAATGTAATGTCTACTTGTACGCTGTATGTTTTAGGCATAATATCCTCGCTTTGTTAATTGTTACAGACGCCTCACGGCGTTTCGACTATAGAAGTCTCATCAGTGTAACTAGTCGATATAAGGCAGTATGCCTTTTTCTATATCTCGCATAATCATGATGTATTGAAGCCTAGTGATACGCTTAGCTGATAGCTCAGCCCTTGCATAATCTTCGTTAGCTTCTACTTTTTGAGCGTATGACTCATCATTATTCATAGCGTTTTGGATTTGTCTATTCATTCTAATACCCCCTTGATAGTAATTCCCAGTCAGCATCATAATACATATTTGAATATGCGTTATCTATGAATTTTTGATGCACCTCATGACCACCCGCACGCCCGCCAGCGTACGCATTTAAAAAGCGTGTGATTTGTTTGCTGGTTGTAGGGCTGTACTTATGGCTAGTAAAGAACCACTCATTGCACCTAGCGTTATCATTGTCATCTTTAAACGCTACAGGTGTAGCATAAGACATAAGCACGGTTATGCCGTTAGCTTCTAGCAATCTAAGGTTAGATTTACTAGTACGGCGTCCATCATGTGTTATATACATTTCTCTCATTGTATTTCCTCGCATTGTTATTGTTTCGTTGGTTACTCTTCAAGGCACGGCTACCAATACCGTACGACAATAATTTAACTTTTACATGTGCAAGCCTTATATATCTTGCTGTTGCATGTCCCCGTTAGATAGATAGACCGTGCTATAAGTCTCTTCCGCTATCATCTCGGATAATGAGCTATCGCACTTTTTCCCAGCTGTTAAGTGCCCCATCCGTACCGCTCGTCATCTTACTTTACTTCAGACCGCTGGTATTTATTTCGCTAGCTTCTCAATCTGGCTAGCTAAACAGCATGAGTAAAGATTATGCTATTATGTACATCATGTCAACACTATGTGTTAAATTAATTTACACTAATTGAATAATCCCTTTATAATCAATAACTTAACAATGAAAATAATTTTAACTAAAGGTTGATATAGCTATTCAGAATAAAAATAGACCAGAGCACTCAGACGAATGAAATAAAAACAGCGAGCCATAGGAAACCAAAAGAGCCCCCCTTATATGTACCACGCCGAGCAAACCTTAAGTTTGACCAAAGCCCACAGCGACAATAATATAGTAACCGACGGGGGAAGAGGCGAAGCCTCATGTACGATAACCTCTTCATATTTTTTTACCAAATATTCGACAAAACAACAGCTGTTAACACAGCTATAAGAATAAACTCCCCTATGGATATCTCAGGCTTCAACCAATAGGTTCTGATATAGTGACTATTAAGGAGTAAGACTCCAGTAATAACTATGAGTAGTACTTCTATTAGTATCATAATTAATAAGTAATAAGGAAGGATAGCTTGTCTATATATAGCTAGGGGTGCACAGGGGTTTTATCTTATATGGGTACTTTAAGTTTTTGTCCACCCTTTGTCTATATATTTACAGACAAGAGCCGCCAAAGGAAAAATGAAGAAAAACCTTTGACGACCTATTGTCCATCAGATGGAGTTACCATTATAGGGTCAAGAGTTATGTATGAGTCTATTTCATCCCACTCATAACCATTAAAAGCATCCCTAAACTTAGTAATAGGTGTCCCATTTCCATCTTTAAACATAATCCCTTTATCTAAAAAGTTACGCACATTACCAGCCCCAAACTGAAGCATTGGTAACACTTTCTTTTTATCTTCATTTGACATGTTTTTATATACTTTACTATTTTGATTAAGCCAGTTATTGCCTATCTGATAGTGTTTTTTCATAAATTTGTCTTGCATGTGAGGAGATTTTTTAAATACCTCTAAGTCAGGCGTAGGTAAACCTAAAGCATAAGCAGAATCTTTTATGACTTGTTTTCCCATCTGATACCTACCGTGATAAGCATTACCACTTCCACCTGTAATATCGTAGCGATTAGAAGATTCAATTTGACCTATACGGTTTTTGACTTCTTCCCACTCTCTATTAGAGTATATCCAGTCGCTCATATCCAGCTATCTCCTTTTGGTTCTCTGCCTATGGCTTGTTCCATAAACTTATCTAAATCTTCCTGTAACATTTCTTCTTTGTGTTGGTTATAAGACAATGTTTGGTCTCTATCCATTACTTCTACCCAGTAGTTAGCTGCAATAGCTAAGGCGTCTATTTGGTCATCATGCCTTAGTGCACCTTTATCCCTTGTTATCCTAGTCATTTGTCTAAATAACTGGTGGTCAGGGTCTAACTGAAAATCATCTTTGATAAGCTTATCATCAATAACTAACCTATGGGTATTCATAATAGGCTCTAATGTGTCTATTATACGCTTCTCTTTTTGTATACTGTGACGTACTTCCTCTACATTACAAGGATGTATGTCAGCTAATACAGGCTTTAGAAGCTGTGTTGCCATGCCATCACCAAAGTTACTCTCAATGACGATATCATTGACGTTATGTTTCTTGGCTATATTGGCTAGCTTCTTAAGTGTGTCATCAGAGTATCCACCATCTAGACCACCAATGGCAGTCAGGTACAATACGCCGTGTAACATCTTAAGTACACAATAGGCTGTTTTATCTGCCCCACGACCAGCGGGGTCAATAGACATAACTGAACCTTCAAACTCTGTAAATTCATCAGACATATATAGGTAAGAAGTCCAATAGTCACCCTTAAGTCCTACATTAGGTAACTCAGAGTCAACAGCTTTGATTTGGTCTATACCTGAAGCCCATTGTATTTTGGCTGGAGCTTCTGTCCATGTGCTGCAACCTGAGGCTATAATAAGGTCATTAAGCTTCAATGGGTATTTATTGGCGTCAGATAAGCTAGTATCCAACATAAACTGTAAATTAAAGCCTGACCTACCGTATGAGCTTAAACGCTCCATTAAGTCGATTTCATTAAATCTATCAGGGTCAGTAGGGTCTCCCTCTTTACCGTCCATATCAGCGATTATAGGGGCTAATTTATGCCCATATCCAGTCCTTTGTGCTTGGTTAGGAATCAATGCTGACCATATACGTGTTTTAAAACCTCTTTCTTCTAAATCATTGTATAAGGACATCTCTGTTTGTGGTGTCCCAAGAAAGATAATACGACCTATTTTAGGCTTTATAATAGCGTCAAACTCTTTTACGGTCTCACCTAAGCGGTCACGCATGAGTTGAGTCTGTGAGTTATTGGCAGATTCTACGTCATCAGCAATAATAATATCAGCCCTAGACCCCGTAAGTTGTCCCGTAATCCCCATAGACTTCACTGAGGGGGCGTGTGAAGCCTGTGCTGGGGCAACATCAAAGGATACCTTAGAATGTCTTTGGCTATCCTTAGGTTGTAAATGTTGTAACAAAGGCATTTCTGCAATAAGCCTCTGTGTAAATGTACTAAAGTCATCAGCCCTCGTTTTACTAGCTGATACTACCAATATGTTACGCTGAGGGTTCAGCAGTAATTGGTGACATACAAATG